GCGCAGACCGTGGCGGTTGGCTGTTTCAACATCGACAGTGATCCCCATCGGGCGCAGGCGAGTCATTAGCGGGATGTAAAAACTGTTACGGGTGTACTGCACCATCCGTTCCACCTTACCTTTAGTCTGTGCCCTGAAGGGGCGACACAGTCGGGGAGAGAAGCCCATCTCCTTGCCGAACTGCCACAGCGAAGGATGGAACCGGTGCTGACCGGTCTGATATGCGTCACGTTGCAGAACCACAGTTTTCATATTGTCATACAACACTTCGCGCGGCACACCACCAAAGAAGCGGAACGCATTACGATGGCAGGTCTCCAGCGTGTCATAACGCATATTGTCAGTGAATTCGATGTACAACATTCGGCTGTATCCGAGAACAGCAACGAACACGTGAAGCGGTGAGCGACCATTACGCATAGTGCCCCAGTCAACCTGCATCTGTCGTCCGGGTTCAGTTTCGAACCGAACGGCAGGCTCCTGCTCCTGAGGAACCGAGAGAGAACGAATGAACGCCCTGAGAATGGTCATTCCGCCACGATATCCCTGGTCTCTGATCTCGCGAGCGATTACCGTTGCCGGGATTTTGTAAGGATGAGCATCGGCGATGCGTTGACGAATATAATCCCGGTATTCATCCAGGAGTGAAGCAACAGCAGGTCGCGGTGTATATTTTGGCGGCTCAGATTTTGCCTGCAAATAACGTTTAACGGTATTGCGGGAGATCCCCAGTTCTCTGGCAATCGCCCGGCTACTCATTCCCTGCTTGTGCAGGATTTTAATTTCCATAACTGTCTCAAAAGTGACCATAAGCTCTCCTGAATCAGGAGAGCAGATTACCCCCTGGATCTGATTTCAGGCGTTGGGTGTGGATCACTATTGCACCGTTCGTGACAATTTTGTCTTAGCGTCATGGCCGAAATAGCCTGCCGAGCCCTTTCCCCCGCAGTGAACGATCCTGGAACCGCCATTGATGTCATTGGCAGAGGTGTACGTATACTTTCCGCTTACGCGCAGAATAAATCTGATGAAATAGAAGTGAAATATCCTTCTGTACATGTTGCACCACTTCAGAATAACGATCTACTTGAAGACTTTTTCTCACCTGTTGCGCGCGATGGTGCCAGTATGAGGGAAATTCAGATAAGGGTCCTTAAAGGACTGTCGATGCTGAGTAAGGGTTGGCCTGGAATTTTTGCTGAAGCCGCACAAACCCTAGCATTTGAAACATTAGAGCATGCTACTCGTGCTGACCATATAGATTCTGACAGATATCTAATAAAATCAATTTATTATAATTTATTTAGTGGCGAAGATTCTAATAAAAAACCATAGTTGCGGAGCAAGCGATACGGTTGTTGGCAAGTCAAGGGCAAAGCATTCGCGTGAGAGTGGGCGTCTGCTTTGTGCCAGAAGCGGACATTGCGGCGTTACGGCACGTTAGGTCAGATATTTAAATGCACATGGTCCGCTTGTGGCGGAAGGATACTTACAAGAGTTGGTGAGAGATAGTAAAATCAATATGAAAATTAAAATTCGGCAATAATTCCTGATATAGTCATCTTAATGAACATAAAAACTATCACAATAGGATAGTTTTTATGTCATACTTGTTAGTTAATCACTTAAGGAATGAAGTGAGGCTCGTTGTGCAGAGGTTAAGCTAAGGAGGATTTTTTCTCGATACTCAGGTGCAAAGGAAAAGAAAACATCAGGAAAAATTCTTATGATAGTTGATATCATAGTCTTAACCACCTTATCAATCACCTTCGAAATATTATCTATTTTAACCAAGTCTATTTCGGGAAAAACATTTAAAGCTTTTATGTGAGCCATTTCTTTTACAGTAGCTGTATGTACGTGACTGCATAACGAAGAGTATTCAGCTTTTAAAGTTTCATGTAGTAGAGGATTTTTTTTGAAGACAGGATGTTCCCCAGTTTGTTCAATTACCTTAAACAATGATTTTTCTTCAAGTATTGAAGGATCTAGTAAGCAACCGATTGATTTTAAAGAATTTTCAATATAACTTCGCATCATTAGATTTGCTGGTTTGTATGCACCATTTATAACCATAAACATAGCTGTACCAAGGTCAGATGAAGCTTCTTGCAATCGCTCCAATGAGTTGGCGTCTATTTTCTCCTTGGAGAAATGATACAAACAGTAAACAAGGCACATAAAAGAATAATATCTCTTATGTATCATGCTTATTTTCCCTCTTGAGTTAATATTCTCGAAAACATTTTTTAATTTATATTCAGAGAAATAAGTAACTAACTCAGTGAAATCGCTGTTTACTTCTCTCGACATTGTTAGTCCTTATTGAATATATCTTTTATAACTTCATTCCAGTCATATATCTCATTTTGAGCGCTAGAAAGGTTCTTCCTCTCTTTTATTCTACTCAAAACTAGAGGGTTATTTGACATTGAATTGATAATATTATAAGCCTTACCTAAATCGGATGAGTTTTTCTCGTGAACGTCACACACGATTATGCCGATCATTTCCTCTCTAGATCTTTTTTCAGGCCTGCTGATTTCGATACCTAACATGCGTGCAAAATCATCTATATCTTTATTTTTTTGGAAGAGATCTTTGTCTAATAAAATCCTCGGAAGATACCCAACAAGGAAACCTTTAATATCATTTTTTTTGGACTTTGAATTTCTTTCGTTAACTTCTAAATTATCAGTATAACTATCTTGAAGTAATTCAATAAAGTTGATTCTTGATAATTTTTTTGAAATAAAGGAAAACTCCTCTAAAAAGTTTAACAGTTGCTTAATTTCTTTTGAGTTATTTTTTTTGTCAGTCATAAGTCACCTACTCTAGAGAGAAGTTCGTCAGTAATTTTAGACAGCGAAAACTTCATATCCTCATCCGTTAAATTGTTAATAAATAAGCCTCTTGTTTGATTTCTTGCCAACTCAGTACGTTTGCTCAAATATGATTTAAAGATCTTATTACGCCAACGTTTTTGATTATTGAAGTAACGAAGACTTTCCTCATATAAATTACTATTACCTTCAACCATATTAAAAACTATGCCCGCACATTCAATCTTAAGATCGAAATTTTCTCTCTTCTCATTTATAATGCTATCTAATAGATCGATACCAGTGATCGAAAGAGGATCGGGTTTGGCTGGAATGAGGTAATAATCAGATGCAATTAATGCGCTGGACATCCAAACTGATGGGGTTGGTGGGGTATCAATTATGACATAATCATAGTCATTTTCATGGATTTTAAGAAAGCGTCTAAGCTTGTTTTCTATCCCTTCTCCTGGTTTCATTTCAATTTTATATAGCCCAAGGCTTCCGGGAACAATGTGAAAATTATCATTTAATTGAATTGGTGTTATATCGGCTAATTCTTTAGGTGTGTTAACTAAAGGACCAGTCATTGTAGATAGTCGAATTTTTGAACTATAAAAAATATCACATATGCTATCGCCTCCGCTTTTCATATGTGCAACATATTTGCTTGTATCCATTACACATTGCGTTGCGTTAAATTGTGGGTCGATATCTATTAATAATATTTTTTGCCCAAGTTTATCTGAAAGATGATTAGCAATATTGGTAGCCAATGTTGACTTACCAACGCCACCTTTCATATTGATTAAGCTAATAACTTTCAATCTTCTTGCTCCTGTTTTGATTAACGCTAAGCTTTTTCATCAGCATTGAAATTTAACATGTGTTTTACAAACTTATGTCTTATCACTACCTTATCATTTTTTACATACACCATAAATATTTTTAACTAAAAATTTTTGGTTTTCAACCTGAAATCTTTATCTTTAAAAACAAAACATTACAATATTTTTAGTAAGATACCTTACCTAATGTAATGTGAATGGCTCAATTTTGATTAACACTTAAGCTATGTTAATAATGGTTTTGTAAGTGTGATGAGGGTTCCATATGAAGAAGTGATTTCCCGAACAATACAACATGAATATCATCCTCGTAGTCGGTGTTTCTTCACATGAACTCTGTCGCAAATACGCTATATGAAACGTGGCAAGATGAATGTACCTGAGGTTATCAATCTTAAACCGCTTGAGAGTACGCCCTGATCCTGCCCGTTGATAAACTAACTGCATTGTTTGTAATGCTTCATCGGTGGTGAGAACAAGTTTCATACTTCCGCTTCTCGCTCAAAGCGGACTAGAAGGTTAGCTTGCGTCGGACTTGGCGTATTTAAAGAAGTACTGGTGGTGACTGGTTGTTGTGTTCCATTTCTACAGAACAAAATCACAGAAACTATACCCAATAGTTGTATCTCATCAATGATGAGACAGCCTCATATTTATCAGGACTGGTGTACGTCCAATACAGGAGGTTGTCGTGCTGGTTCTCAAATGTGCGCTGGCTATTGCAGCTGTAATGGCAATTTATTGTCTTGCTGTTGTTCTTATGGATCGCCTTTCTGATTGATTTTATATTGGCGAGGTAACGGGAGTTAAGTAGAATGGCTGCGGGTGCTTGAGGCTATCTGTCTCAGGCATGAACACCAAAGGCAGATAGAGAAAAGCCCCAGTTAACATTACGCGTCCTGCAAGACGCTTAACATTAATCTGAGGCTCAATCTATGAACGGCAAATCTAGGTTAGCCTCTTACGTGCCGAAAGGCAAGGAGAAGCAGGCTATGAAGCAGCAAAAGGCGATGTTAATCGCCCTGATCGTCATCTGTTTAACCGTCATAGTGACGGCACTGGTAACGAGGAAAGACCTCTGCGAGGTACGAATCCGAACCGGCCAGACGGAGGTCGCTGTCTTCACAGCTTACGAACCTGAGGAGTAAGAGACCAGGCGGGGGAGAATCCCTCGCCACCTCTGATGTGTCAGGCATCCTCAACGCACCCGCACTTAACCCGCTTCGGCGGGTTTTGTTTTTTCCTAGCATTCTGGTTTACAATTCGCACGCCAGCCTGAACAACTGGCACCTGCTGCGCCAGCAGAGACAACCGATGGCGCACGATACCAAATTACACAATTCTGATGATTCTGCCGTCTTTGCCAGCAGGCACGGGCGGCGTTCCCGCACTTTCAAATCTGACTGGTTCCAGCATCCCCCATGCACTGAAGAACAGGCCGAGTGGCTAATTCAGTGCTACCGCAGACACGGATACGAGATTAAGAAAGCCCTCAGCCTCGATTATCGTCACTGGATAATCTCCGTCAGGCTTCCTTACTCCGAACGCCCACCGCGTCCGTCCCGCACATTCCAGCAACGCATCTGGAGGTAACGTGCGGGTATTACTTCGACCTGTTCTGGTACCGGAACTCGGGCTGGTGATCGTTAAGCCGGGCCGGGAATCCATGCCGGTATTCCACAATACCCGGGTACTGGTGGAGCCGGAACCAAAAAGCATGCGTAATCTGCCGTCCGGGGTCGTTCCTGCCGTTCGCCAGCCGCTAGTGGAAGACAAAACATTGCTGCCGTTTTTCAGTAACGCACGGGTGATTCGTGCTGCTGGTGGTGCTGGTGCATTGTCTGACTGGCTGTTGCGCCATATTAAATCCTGCCAGTGGCCTCATGGTGATTACCATCACAGCGAAACCGTCATACATCGTTACGGTGCTGGCGCGATGGTGTTGTGCTGGCACTGTGACAACCAGTTGCGTGACCAGTCCTCCGAATCACTTGAGCAACTTGCTCACCAAAACCTGTCAGCATGGATGATTGATGTCATGCGCCATGCAATGAATGGCACACAGGAGCGGGAATTATCGCTGGCTGAATTATCCTGGTGGGCTGTCTGCAATCAGGTGGCGGACGCACTACCGGAGGTAGTATTACGTCGTTCTCTGGGGTTACGTGCGGAAAAAATTCGCTCGGTGTACCGCGAAAGCGACATCGTACCGGGAGAGCAGACCGCCACCAGCATACTGAAGCAGCGCACAAAAAATCTTGCGCCGCTGCCTCACGCCCACCAGCAAAATCCACCACAGGAAAAGACGGTGGTCAGCATTGCTGTTGATCCGGAGTCTCCGGAATCTTTCATGAAGCGACCTAAACGTCGCCGTTGGGTAAATGAGAAATATACGCGCTGGGTAAAGACACAGCCGTGTGCGTGTTGTGATAAGCCAGCCGACGATCCCCATCACCTGATTGGTCATGGTCAGGGCGGAATAGGGACAAAATCCCACGATATTTTCACGCTACCGCTGTGTCGGGAGCATCACAACGAGCTTCATGCGGATCCGCTGGCGTTCGAAGAAAAGCATGGTTCCCAGATTGATTTAATTTTTCGTTTTCTTGATCGCGCCTTTGCAACCGGCGTGCTCGGGTAAAAGAGGTTACTGATGCGTATAGAGTTTGTTTTGCCTTCCCCGCCGACGGTGAACACCTACTGGCGTCGTCGTGGCAGCACATATTTTGTATCAAAAGCCGGTGAGCGTTATCGCCGGGATGTGGCACTTATTGTCCGCCAGCAGCGGCTGAAATTAAACCTGTCCGGAAGGCTGGCAATAAAAATTACTGCAGAGCCGCCGGATAAGCGCCGTCGGGACCTGGACAATATCCTGAAAGCACCGCTGGATGCACTGACGCATGCGGGGCTTCTCATAGACGACGAGCAGTTTGATGAAATCAATATTGTGCGCGGTAAGCTCGTTCCTGGTGGTCGGCTGGGCGTGAAGATTTGCGAAATTAGAGGTGATAGTAATGGGGCGTGATATGTATGAGGTTTTAGACCGCTGGGGGGCATGGGCTGCAGCAGAAAATAGTGGTGTCGATTGGCAACCGATAGCAGCGGGCTTCAAGGGGCTTTTACCTCATGGTAAAAAGTCACGGATTCAGTGTGATGATGACGAAGGCATTATGATAGACAGTTGTGTGGCTCGGTTGAGAAGGTATAAACCAGAGGAATATGAGCTCATCATAGCCCACTTTGTTATTGGTATCTCATTACGCACTATTGCCAAAAAGAGAAGGTGTTCAGATGGCACGATTAGAAAGGAATTACAAACTGCAATTGGTTTTGTAGAGGGTATTACGAGCGTTATTGCATGTAAATAAAAGCTAAAAGCCACCGTAGTGGCTTTTAGCATTTTAGGATTGTGCAGGTAATGTTTTGTTCAATTTAGTAAAGAAGTTAGATTGGCTTGTTACAGTACGTCGACTCTTTCCAGAAGTACTCAACTGAAAGAAATCATTGATGCTTTTGGGTTGAGTTCTTTCATAGGCTTGCTTAAGTGACATGTGTTCCCCTTGTCTATTTGTTGCTATGACCGTGAAAAGTAGTGATGGTTCAGTTCTTTTGCAAAATAGTGCTTACGTTTAACCCAGATAAAACCATCAGCTTTAGAAATGATTGCAACATCTATGGGGCCTCCCACTGTTTCAGTATCATCGGAGACCTTGCGCTTGAAAGCGGTTAAATTTACTAATGATTCAGCCATATAAGCTAAATCTTGCTTGGGTAAAAACTCGATCATATTTACGACTTTGTCAACATAGTTTTCTCGGACAAAGCTATCAATACGCCCCTTGCAATCGGAAACAGTTCTGCGCACTACATCAACTATAGCATCCTTGGCTCCTTCGATATCTGAAGTGGGCACCAAATCTGTGATTACTGAATCAATACCATCAAGTAAATCGCCGATAGAACGTTGATACTCAGCATGAAGATTTTGGATAAGATGTGAACTAGCTCCTTGCATGAAAGCAGAAACTTCATCCTCTTGCGCAAAGGGAGTCACGCCGCAATTAGGAGTGATGCAGCACTTGTCAGCATCTGTGGTTTTCCTTATTTTATCATTAAAGAAGCCACAAACTTCATATGATAATACTTTAGGGTAATAGTCTTTATCGCCATAACCTGCAATCACAATCCCAGAGACGGAACCAATATCACTTTGCTTGCATATCATAGCTGCCAATACATCACTAACTGCTTTTGTCAACTGTGGAGTTATGGATATTGAATCAAAGTCACTAAACTTTTGAGCAATGATGCGTTGGGTAATTGATGAAGCATAGGTTTGGGCTGCTTGTTCATCATCCGGAGTAAAACCATCAAAGTAATTAATATCAGATAATTTTGTAAGGAGATCGTTGCAATAATTCGTGAGGTCTGTAACAAATTGATTCTTATCGAAGTTAACGAGATATGTTGGTTCGAGACCTTCAGAAAAAGCATCAACAAGCATGCTGAATACAATCTCGCTCAGGAAGTGATAAAGATGAGCCTCACGCATACCTGGTGTGATGATTGATTTAGCTGACTGTAGATAATTGAAGAAATCCTCAGCATATTCCTCCAAAGAGTCAAAACATTTAGAGCCTAAATCCTTTCTATAAGCCTTAATGATAAGCTCCCATGGAGCTGTGCAGAGATCACCAGTTCCATATACCATCAAACCTACAGGATGATGTTTAGTGAGAGCGAAAAGCTTTTCAGCGCCATTATAGATTTTATGTTTGCCGCCTCCAGAAATCGTTACAGCTGAATCTGCGGCTAAAGCTACTGCGGTCTTGTTAAATACGGCTATTTCTGCTGTCATTTTTTACATAGGGTTTATATGTTGTGTAATGAGAAAAATACAAAAAAATTAACGCGTACGCAAAAATTCTTGTAATCTGTTAAGAGTGGTTACTTCGCCACACAGCTTAAACCCGCCGTCGAGCGGGTTTTTTTGTACCTGTAAACTTGGTGCAGTACGGTAAACACGCTGGTGGTAGTGAATACTGACTTTTTATCTTGCTGGCTTTTTAGACAAGAGTTATTGGTATGTCATGTTAACCAGAAGGGAAAAAGACATGCTAAAACAGCAAGATATGACAGAAACGGCGAAAGTTGTTTTTAATGAATTAAGCATCGAACCGGCAACAGTCGGGGAGATTGCACAAAACACATACCTTTCACGCGAACGCTGTCAGTTAATACTGACCCAGTTGGTTATGGCGGGGCTGGCAGATTACCAGTTCGGCTGTTACAGACGTCTTCAGCAATGAAGGGCTTTTAATTTGTGAAAATGGGCGGCTGGTGGGTGTTGGTAGCACCTGCCAGCCATTCGCTCATGCTTACTGGTCACAAGCGAACCACGGCCCACTGCTTTAGCGCAAAAGCAGAGTGAGCCTACCAGAGTTACGCTTACTGATCCATGAAAAATACTGTAAAAATAAACAGTGTTGATTTAATCAACGCTGATTGCCTGCATTTTATTCAGTCCCTGCCTGATGATTCCATTGACCTGATTGTTACCGATCCGCCTTACTTCAAGGTGAAACCCAACGGTTGGGACAATCAGTGGAAAGGGGACGAAGATTACCTTAAGTGGCTGGACCACTGTCTGGCCCAGTTCTGGCGGGTGTTGAAACCTGCCGGAAGCCTTTACCTGTTCTGTGGGCATCGCCTGGCATCTGATATCGAAATCATGATGCGTGAACGCTTTAATGTGCTGAACCACATTATCTGGGCGAAGCCGTCCGGACGCTGGAACGGATGCAACAAGGAAAGCCTGCGGGCGTATTTCCCGGCAACAGAGCGCATTCTGTTTGCTGAACATTATCAGGGGCCATACCAGCCCAAAAATGACGGCTATGCGGCAAAGGGGCGCGAGCTTAAACAGTGCGTCATGGCCCCGCTGATTTCTTACTTTCGTGATGCGCGAGAATCTCTGGGAATAACATCAAAACAGATAGCGGAAGCCACCGGAAAGAAAAACATGGCGTCACACTGGTTTGGTGCCAGTCAGTGGCAGTTGCCGAACGAGGCTGATTACAAAAAACTTCAGGCGCTGTTCGCGCGTGTTGCAGCAGAAAAACACCAGCGCGGGGAGCTGGAAAAGCCGCACCACCAGCTGGTCAGCACATACAGTGAACTGAACCGGCAATATGCCAGCCTGCAGGAGGAGTATAAATCCCTGCGGCGTTATTTTTCCGTATCAGCTGCTGTTCCGTATACGGATGTCTGGACGCACAAGCCTGTGCAGTATTATCCAGGCAAACATCCCTGTGAAAAACCGGCAGATATGTTGCGTCAGATAATTACTGCCAGCAGTCGCCCCGGTGATTTGGTCGCTGATTTTTTTATGGGGTCTGGCTCAACAATAAAAGCAGCACTTTCACTGGGACGTCGCGCAATTGGCGTGGAACTGGAAGAAGAGAGATTTAATCAGACTGTAACTGAAATAAAAAATAATCGTTAAATATGCATTTAATAATTTCTTTATTTCATAAAAAATAAAAATATATACGTATATTTACAAATCTTGATATGATTTTCCATTGAAAAGAGAGCTGGCATTATTAATATCGGTACCCGGTTCCGAAGGGGATGTAAGCGCGGTCATTTTTATTTCTCTTGAGGAACCTGTGCCGACTTAGCTCAGCAGGCAGAGCAACTGACTTGTAATCAGTAGGTCACCAGTTCGATTCCGGTAGTCGGCACCATATGCGGGTATCGTATAATGGCTATTACCTCAGCCTTCCAAGCTGATGATGCGGGTTCGATTCCCGCTACCCGCTCCAGAGAAACAAGCCTTATTGTATCGTTGCACTGGCGTATTTTTTATTGCGTGGGAGCAGGTTGTTTTTAAAAGGCATTCTGTTTTCTGGCTGTGATTTGAGGTCGGTTATAGCCACAGTGCTGTTTTTTACACCACTGGAATGGTGCATTATCGGTGGAAATTGAGCATTTCCTGACAGGGGCCGATGATGCACTATCCCGGTGTTGTAAATAACACTACAGAGGTGTTCCTCAGTGCGAGGGTGGTTTATGTAACTGTTTAGCGGGAAACCACAGTATTCATGGAGAGATGGATACTTCGGGGGGCACCCGACACCTCTGTTTTTCTACTACAAAAATGATTCATCTCTGGCATTTTTCAACCGCCGTTCCGGGCGGTTTTTTTTATTCTGAACTCAGAAAAGAATACACGGGCATTGATATTACCCGTGTGGCAAGGCCATGAAAGCCAATAATGAACTGAGCGCAAAAAAAGCGCGGCTGTCGGATTAACGCCGCGGGACAAAGTCCGTGAAGAAGAATAAGCATCAGTCTCCTCCAGGAGACGATTTGATATTACTAAGCTTTAAAAATGGTTTAAACCCCCGGATTAACCTTAATTTCAGATAAGCTTTATTTCATTTTCTCCGAGCCACGTCAGGCGCATATCACATCAGATAACACCACATAAAAGGTATCTGCGGGTGCCTTTCACGGGGTGTTTTTTTACGGGCCGCTGGTGGCCCTTTTTTATTTACAGGAGAAAAAGTATGTCTGAACCCTTATCCGGTTCCGGCACGGCTGCAGCGCTCGGCGGGGCGACGGTGTACGGGCTGTTTACCGGAACGGATTTCGGGATTGTGTTTGGTGCCTTTGCCGGGGCGTTATTTGTGGCAACGATGCCGCAGGCGCTTTCAGCCTGGCGTGTGGCGGCACATTTTCTGGTGTCGTTCATTGTTGGTGTGCTGGGGGCAGAAGTTCTGGCATCCTGGCTGGTAAAGCATACAGAGTTTGACGGTGCACCTGTCGACGCATTGTGTGCAGTACTGGTGTCAGTGGTGTCGGTGAAGATTCTCTCGTTCATCCACCAGCAGGATATTGCATCACTGGTGTCCGGTCTGTTCTCCCGTCTGCGGGGCGGAGGAGGCGGCAATGTTAAGTAACCTTCCCGGATTGCTGAATGTGGCGTTATGCACGGTTATCGTGCTGACGCTCTTTTTTTATCGTCGTCGTGATTCCAGACATAAACCGTTGATGTCATGGCTGGCCTGGCTGCTGATGCTGCTTTATGCCTTTGCACCACTCAGTTATCTGTGCGGTCGCCCGTTAGCGGCGAACTGGCTGGCGGTGGGGCTTAATCTGCTGTTCTGCGTGTTGGTTATTCGCGCACGCGGGAACGTTTCAAAAATCTTTGTATTACGAAGACGCTGATATGAAGTCGAAAGATGAAATTTTTGACGAAGTTCTGGGAAAAGAGGGCGGTTACGTCAATCACCCGGATGATAAAGGCGGACCGACAAAATGGGGTATTACGGAAAAAGTCGCCCGCGCTCACGGATATCAGGGCGATATGCGTGACCTGACACGCGAACAGGCACTGGAAATCCTTGAGGCGGATTACTGGTTCGGACCACGCTTTGATCAGGTGGCCGCATTATCCTCTGATATTGCTGCAGAGTTGTGTGATACCGGTGTGAATATGGGGCCGTCCGTAGCATCGAAAATGCTCCAACGCTGGCTGAACGTTTTCAACCTGCAAGGCAAATTGTTCCCGGATATGGACGCAGACGGGCGTATCGGCCCCCGCACGATTAATGCACTACGGACTTATCTGCAAAAACGCGGCAAAGACGGCGAACTGGTGATGCTGAAGGCGCTGAATTGCACGCAGGGCGACCGCTATCTGGAGCTGGCAGAAAAACGCGAGGCCAACGAGTCGTTTGTCTACGGCTGGATGAAAGAGCGCGTAGCAGTTTAAAAACTGACGCTGAAGTGCTGAACACCCTCAACTCACGCAGGCTCTTTTCTGGGGTTACGATGAGCGAAAGTAAGGGGTACAGCATCAGATAGCAAAAACCCCGGCTGCTGGAACAGTCCGGGGTTTTTAGTTTTCACGTCAAAGAGGAAATTGTGAGTAGTGAGTACGGAGAAAATCCTCGTGGGAAAGTATAAAAGATTCTTTTTGAGGTTGTCCATTATGAAAGGTATTGAAGTGGAAACTCCCGCGAGCCTTGATTTGACAAGGGCTGCGGCCTTTGCAATTCGCCTTGTGGCGGTCGCTGTTCTGATTTGGGCTGTGCGTTGGTGGTGATATGACGCGAAAACACTGGACACACAGAATGCCGCGAACGGCGGCGAAATGGGCACTGGTAGCGATACTGGTGCCTTTTTTCTTGGTGGGATGCGTCAGCCTGGATAAAGCGCGCCAGCTTTTCGATACGGCTTCTCAGGTCTGTGAAATTGTCGACGGTGTTCGGCAGTGTATGCAGAACTGATCGCCTGTAAGAGCAGAATATTTTGCTGAAAAATGAAGGGGTCACTTGCGTCCGGAAAGCATGAAATTCTATGTTTGTGATCATTCGATGACATAATTTCTTACTTCCGCCGTTTCCGGGGGGGAGGAACAAAGTAGAAAGAGTTGCCCGTTTGATGGGCAACTCATGCAGTTATTGTGAGCAATACACACGCGCTTCCAGCGGAGTATAAATGCCTAAAGTAATAAAACCGAGAAATCCATTTACGAATGTTTGCTGGGTTTCTGTTTTAACAACATTTTCTGCGCCGCCACAAATTTTGGCTGCATCAACAGTTTTCTCCTGTCCAATTCCCGAAACGAAGAAATGATGGGTGATGGTTTCCTTTGGTGTTACTGCTGTCGGTTTGTTTCCAACAGTAAACGTCTGTTGAGCACATCCTGTAATAAGCATTGCCAGAGCGGCAGAAAACAACATTTTTTTCATCTTATTATCCTGCATTGTTAAAAACGGCAGAATCCTATGTGACAACAATTAAACGATAGTTAAATGGATTGATGAAAATTAAAACTATATAGGTGGATGCTCAGCCTATTGGAGGAGGGGGGGCACTCAGAATCCTGTGGAATGAAATAAACCGCTCTATCTGTCCATTACCCTTTTAGCTGCGCTGTATCGTCGCCGTATTCCCGCATTAACCATGACCGTAGCCCGACGGGGAATTCCTTCTGCGTGAGTGTGCGGGAATAATCAAAAACGATGCACACCGGGTTTTACTGTGCTGACAGACGCAGGGTTACCCTCATAGTCGCTTTTCCGGTGCGATGGTGGAAGAAACCGGGATGTTTATTCATCATCACTTTGGATTGATGTATATGCTCTCTTTTCTGACGTTAGTCTCCGACGGCAGGCTTCAATGACCCAGGCTGAGAAATTCCCAGACCCTTTTTGCTCAAGAGCGATGTTAATTTGTTCAATCATTTGGTTAGGAAAGCGGATGTTGCGGGTTGTTGTTCTGCGGGTTCTGTTCTTCGTTGACATGAGGTTGCCCCGTATTCAGTGTCGCTGATTTGTATTGTCTGAAGTTGTTTTTACGTTAAGTTGATGCAGATCAATTAATACGATACCTGCGTCATAATTGATTATTTGACGTGGTTTGATGGCGTAGATGCACGTTGTGACATGTAGATGATAATTATTATCATTTTGCGGGTCCTTTCCGGCGATCCGACAGGTTACGGGGCGGCGACCTCTCGGGTTTTCGCTATTTATGAAAATTTTCCGGTTTAAGGCGTTTCCGTTCTTCTTCGTCGTAACTTAATGTTTTTATTTAAAATACCCCCTGAAAAGAAAGGAAACGACAGGTGCTGAAAGCGAGCTTTTTGGCCTCTGTCGTTTCCTTTCTCTGTTTTTGTCCGTGGAATGAACAATGGAAGTCAACAAAAAGCAGCTGGCTGACATTTTCGGTGCGAGTATCCGTACCATTCAGAACTGGCAGGAACAGGGAATGCCCGTTCTGCGAGGCGGTGGCAAGGGTAATGAGGTGCTTTATGACTCTGCCGCCGTCATAAAATGGTATGCCGAAAGGGATGCTGAAATTGAGAACGAAAAGCTGCGCCGGGAGGTTGAAGAACTGCGGCAGGCCAGCGAGGCAGATCTCCAGCCAGGGACTATTGAGTACGAACGCCATCGACTTACGCGTGCGCAGGCCGACGCACAGGAACTGAAGAATGCCAGAGACTCCGCTGAAGTGGTGGAAACCGCATTCTGTACTTTCGTGTTGTCGCGGATCGCAGGTGAAATTGCCAGTATTCTCGACGGGATCCCCCTGTCGGTGCAGCGGCGTTTTCCGGAACTGGAAAACCGACATGTTGATTTCCTGAAACGGGATATCATCAAAGCCATGAACAAAGCAGCCGCGCTGGATGAACTGATACCGGGGTTGCTGAGTGAATATATCGAACAGTCAGGTTAACAGGCTGCGGCATTTTGTCCGCGCCGGGCTTCGCTCACTGTTCAGGCCGGAGCCACAGACCGCCGTTGAATGGGCGGATGCCAATTACTATCTCCCGAAAGAATCCGCATACCAGGAAGGGCGCTGGGAAACACTGCCCTTTCAGCGGGCCATCATGAATGCGATGGGCAGTGACTACGTCCGCGAGGTGAATGTGGTGAAGTCTGCCCGTGTCGGTTATTCCAAAATGCTGCTGGGTGTTTATGCCTACTTTATAGAGCATAAGCAGCGCAACACCCTTATCTGGTTGCCGACGGATGGTGATGCCGAGAACTTTATGAAAACCCACGTTGAGCCGACCATCCGCGATATTCCGTCGCTGCTGGCGCTGGCTCCGTGGTATGGCAAAAAGCACCGGGATAACACGCTCACTATGAAGCGTTTTTCCAATGGTCGTGGCTTCTGGTGCCTGGGCGGTAAAGCGGCAAAAAACTACCGTGAAAAGTCAGTGGATGTGGCGGGTTATGATGAACTTGCTGCCTTTGATGAGGATATTGAACAGGAAGGCTCTCCGACGTTCCTTGGCGACAAACGTATTGAAGGCTCGGTCTGGCCAAAGTCCATCCGTGGCTCCACGCCCAAAGTGAGAGGCACCTGTCAGATTGAGCGTGCAGCCAGTGAATCCCCGCATTTTATGCGTTTTCATGTTGCCTGCCCGCATTGCGGGGAGGAGCAGTATCTTAAATTTGGCGACAAAGAGACGCCGTTTGGCCTCAAATGGACGCCGGATGACCCCTCCAGCGTGTTTTATCTCTGCGAGCATAATGCCTGCGTCATCCGCCAGCAGGAGCTGGACTTTACTGATGCCCGTTATATCTGCGAAAAGACCGGGATCTGGACCCGTGATGGCATTCTCTGGTTTTCGTCATCCGGTGAAGAGATTGAGCCACCTGACAGTGTGACCTTTCACATCTGGACAGCGTACAGCCCGTTCACCACCTGGGTGCAGATTGTCAAAGACTGGATGAAGACGAAAGGGGATACGGGAAAACGTAAAACCTTCGTGAACACCACGCTCGGTGAGACGTGGGAAGCGAAAATCGGCGAACGTCCGGATGCTGAAGTGATGGCAGAGCGGAAAGAGCATTATTCAGCGCCCGTTCCTGACCGTGTGGCTTACCTGACCGCCGGTATCGACTCCCAGCTGGACCGCTACGAAATGCGCGTATGGGGATGGGGGCCGGGTGAGGAAAGCTGGCTGATTGACCGGCAGATTATTATGGGCCGCCACGACGATGAACAGACGCTGCTGCGTGTGGATGAGGCCATCAATAAAACCTATACCCGCCGGAATGGTGCAGAAATGTCGATATCCCGTATCTGCTGGGATACTGGCGGGATTGACCCGACCATTGTGTATGAACGCTCGAAAAAACATGGGCTGTTCCGGGTGATCCCCATTAAAGGGGCATCCGTCTACGGAAAGCCGGTGGCCAGCATGCCACGTAAGCGAAACAAAAACGGGGTTTACCTTACCGAAATCGGTACGGATACCGCGAAAGAGCAGATTTATAACCGCTTCACACTGACGCCGGAAGGGGATGAACCGCTTCCCGGTGCCGTTCACTTCCCGAATAACCCGGATATTTTTGATCTTACCGAAGCGCAGCAGCTGACTGCTGAAGAGCAGGTCGAAAAATGGGTGGATGGCAGGAAAAAAATACTGTGGGACAGCAAAAAGCGACGCAATGAGGCGCTCGACTGCTTCGTTTATGCGCTGGCGGCGCTGCGCATCAGTATTTCCCGCTGGCAGCTGGATCTCAGTGCACTGCTGGCGAGCCTGCAGGAAGAGGATGGTGCAGCAACCAACAAGAAAACACTGGCAGATTACGCCCGTGCCTTATCCGGAGAGGATGAATGACGCGACAGGAAGAACTTGCCGCTGCCCGTGCGGCACTGCATGACCTGATGACAGGAAAACGGGTGGCAACGGTACAGAAAGACGGACGGAGAGTGGAGTTTACGGCCACTTCCGTGTCTGACCTGAAAAAATACATTGCGGAGCTGGAAGTGCAGACCGGCATGACACAGCGACGCAGGGGACCTGCAGGATTTTATGTATGAAAACGTCCACCATTCCCATCCTTCTGGGGCCGGACGGCATGACATCGCTGCGTGAATATGCCGGTTATCACGGCGGTGGCAGCGGATTTGGTGGGCAGTTGCGGGCGTGGAACCCACCGGGTGAAAGTGTGGATGCAGCCCTGCTGCCCAACTTTACCCGTGGCAATGCCCGCGCGGACGATCTGGTACGCAATAACGGCTATGCCGCCAACGCCATCCAGTTGCATCAGGATCATATCGTCGGGTCTTTTTTCCGGCTCAGTCATCGCCCAAGCTGGCGCTATCTGGGCATCGGGGAGGAAGAAGCCCGTGCCTTTTCCCGCGAGGTTGAAGCGGCATGGAAAGAGTTTGCCGAGGACGACTGTTGCTGCATTGACGTTGAGCGAAAACGCACGTTCACCATGATGATTCGGGAAGGTGTGGCCATGCATGCCTTTAACGGTGAACTGTTCGTTCAGGCCACCTGGGATACCAGCCCGTCGCGACTGTTCCGGACACAGTTCAGGATGGTCAGTCCGAAGCGTATCAGCAACCCGAACAATACCGGCGACAGCCGGAACTGCCGTGCCGGTGTGCAGATTAATGACAGCGGTGCGGCGCTGGGATATTACGTCAGCGAGGACGGCTATCCTGGCTGGATGCCGCAGAAATGGACATGGATACCCCGTGAGTTACCCGGCGGGCGCGCCTCGTTCATTCACGTTTTTGAACCCGTGGAGGACGGGCAGACCCGCGGTGCAAATGTGTTTTACAGCGTGATGGAGCAGATGAAGATGCTCGACACGCTGCAGAACACGCAGCTGCAGAGCGCCATTGTGAAGGCGATGTATGCCGCCACCATTGAGAGTGAGCTGGATACGCAGTCAGCGATGGATTTTATTCTGGGCGCGAACAGTCAGGAGCAGCGGGACAAGCTGACCGGCTGGATTGGTGAAATTGCCGCGTATTACGCCGCAGCACCGGTCCGTCTGGGAGGCGCAAAAGTGCCGCACCTGATGCCGGGGGACTCACTGAACCTGCAGACGGCTCAGGACACGGATAACGGCTACTCCGTGTTTGAGCAGTCACTGCTGCGGTATATCGCTGCCGGACTGGGTGTCTCGTATGAGCAGCTTTCCCGGAATTACGCCCAGATGAGCTACTCCACGGCACGGGCCAGTGCGAACGAGTCGTGGGCGTACTTTATGGGGCGGCGAAAATTCGTCGCATCCCGTCAGGCGAGCCAGATGTTTCTGTGCTGGCTGGAAGAGGCCATCGTTCGCCGCGTGGTGACGTTACCTTCAAAAGCGCGCTTCAGCTTTCAGGAAGCCCGCAGTGCCTGGGGGAACTGCGACTGGATAGGCTCCGGTCGTATGGCCATCGATGGTCTGAAAGAAGTTCAGGAAGCGGTGATGCTGATAGAAGCCGGACTGAGCACCTACGAGAAAGAGTGCGCGAAACGCGGTGACGACTATCAGGAAATTTTTGCCCAGCAGGTCCGTGAAACGATGGAGCGCCGTGCAGCCGGTCTTAAACCGCCCGCCTGGGCGGCTGCGGCATTTGGATCCGGACTGCGACAATCAACAGAGGAGGAGAAGAGTGACAGCAGAGCTGCGTAATCTCCCGCATATTGCCAGCATGGCCTTTAATGAGCCGCTGATGCTTGAACCCGCCTATGCGCGGGTTTTCTTTTGTGCGCTTGCAGGCCAGCTTGGGATCAGCCGCCTGACGGATGCGGTGTCCGGCGACAGCCTGACTGCCCAGGAGGCACTCGCGACGCTGGCATTATCCGGTGATGATGACGGACCACGACAGGCCCGCAGTTATCAGGTCATGAACGGCATCGCCGTGCTGTCGGTTTCCGGCACGCTGGTCAGCCGGACGCGGGCGCTGCAGCCGTACTCGGGGATGACCGGTTACAACGGCATTATCGCCCGTCTGCAACAGGCTGCCAGCGACCCGATGGTGGACGGCATTCTGCTCGATATGGACACGCCAGGCGGAATGGTGGCGGGGGCATTTGACTGCGCTGACATCATCGCCCGTGTGCGAGACATAAAACCGGTATGGGCGCTGGCCAACGACATGAACTGCAGTGCAGGTCAGCTGCTTGCCAGTGCCGCCTCCCGGCGTCTGGTCACGCAGACCGCCCGGACAGGCTCCATCGGCGTCATGATGGCTCACAGTAATTACGGTGCTGCCCTGGAGAAACAGGGCGTGGAAATCACGCTGATTTACAGCGGCAGCCATAAGGTGGATGGCAATCCTTACAGCCATCTTCCGGATGACGTCCGGGAGACACTGCAGTCCCGGATGGACGCAACCCGCCAGATGTTTGCGCAGAAGGTGTCGGCATATACCGGCCTGTCTGTGCAGGCTGTGCTGGATACCGAGGCTGCAGTGTACAGCGGTCAGGAGGCCATTGATGCCGGACTGGCTGATGAACTTGTTAACAGCACCGATGCGATCACCGTCATGCGTGATGCACTGGATGCGCGTAAATCCCGTCTCTCAGGAGGGCGAATGACCAAAGAGACTCAATCAACAACTGTTTCAGCCACTGCTTCGCAGACTGACGTTACTGACGTGGTGCCAGCGACGGAGGGCGAAAACGCCAGCGCGGCGCAGCCGGACGTGAACGCGCAGATCACCGCTGCGGTTGCGGCAGAAAACAGCCGCATTATGGGGATCCTCAACTGTGAGGAGGCTCACGGACGCGAAGAACAGGCCCGCGTGCTGGCAGAAACCCCCGGTATGACCGTGGAAACGGCCCGCCGCATTCTGGCAGCTGCACCACAGAGTGCACAGGCGCGCAGTGACACTGCGCTGGATCGTCTGATGCAGGGGGCACCGGCACCGCTGGCTACAGGTAACCCGGCATCTGATGCCGTTAACGATTTGCTGAACACACCAGTGTAAGGGATGTTTATGACGAGCAAAGAAACCTTTACCCATTACCAGCCGCTGGGCAACAGTGACCCGGCTCATACCGCAACCGCGCCAGGCGGATTGAGTGCGAAAGCGCCTGCAATGACCCCGCTGATGCTGGACACCTCCACCCGTAAGCTGGTTGCGTGGGATGGCACCACCGACGGTACTGCCGTTGGCATTCTGGCGGTTGATGCTGACCAGACCAGCACCACGCTGACGTTCTACAAGTCCGGCACGTTCCGTTATGAGGATGTGCTCTGGCCGGAGGCTGCCAGCGACGAGACGAAAAAACGGACCGCGTTTGCCGGAACGGCAATCAGCATCGTTTAACCTTACCCTTCATCACTAAAGGCCGCCTGTGCGGCTTTTTTTACGGGATTTTTTTATGTCGATGTACACAACCGCCCAGCTGCTGGCGGCAAATGAGCAGAAATTTAAGTTTGATCCGCTGTTTCTGCGTCTCTTTTTCCGTGAGAGCTATCCCTTCACCACGGAGAAAGTCTATCTCTCACAAATTCCGGGGCTGGTAAACATGGCGCTGTACGTTTCGCCGATTGTTTCCGGTGAGGTTATCCGCTCCCGTGGCGGCTCCACCTCTGAATTTACGCCGGGATATGTCAAGCCGAAGCATGAGGTGAATCCGCAGATGACCCTGCGTCGCCTGCCGGATGAAGATCCGCAGAATCTGGCGGACCCGGCTTACCGCCGCCGTCGCATCATCATGCAGAACATGCGAGACGAAGAGCTGGCCATTGCTCAGGTCGAAGAGATGCAGGCAGTTTCTGCTGTGCTTAAGGGCAAATACACCATGACCGGTGAAGCCTTCGATCCGGTTGAGGTGGATATGGGCCGCAGTGCGGCGAACAACATCACACAGTCCGGTGGTACGGAGTGGAGCAAGCGTGACAAGTCCACGTATGACCCGACCGACGATATCGAAGCCTATGCGCTGAACGCCAGCGGAGTGGTGAATATCATCGTGTTTGATCCGAAAGGCTGGGCGCTGTTCCGTTCCTTCAAAGCCGTCAAGGAGAAGCTGGATACCCGTCGCGGCTCTAATTCCGAGCTGGAGACAGCGGTAAAAGACCTGGGCGAAGCGGTGTCCTATAAGGGGATGTATGGCGATACGGCGATCGTCGTGTATTCCGGACAGTACGTGGAAAACGACGTCAAAAAGAACTTCCTTCCGGACAACACGATGGTGCTGGGGAACACTCAGGCACGCGGTCTGCGCACCTATGGCTGCATTCAGGATGCGGACGCACAGCGCGAAGGTATTAACGCCTCTGCCCGCTACCCGAAAAACTGGGTGACCACCGGCGATCCGGCGCGTGAGTTCACCATGATTCAGTCAGCACCGCTGATGCTGCTGGCTGACCCTGATGCGTTCGTGTCCGTACAACTGGCGTAATCATGGCCCTTCGGGGCCATTTTCTCTCTGTGGAGGAGTTCATGACGAAAGATGAACTGATTGCCCGTCTTCAGGAGCTGGGTGAGCAACTGAACCGTGATGTCAGCCTGACGGGGACGAAAGAAGAACTGGCGCTCCGTGTGGCAGAGCTGGAAGAGGAGCTTGATGACACGGATGACGCTGCCGGTCAGGACACATCTGTCAGCCCGGAAAATGCGCTGACCGGACATGAAAATGAGGTGGTATCAGCGCAGCCGGATACCGTGACTGATACGGCTGCTCTGGTCACGGTTGTGGCACTGGTGACGCTGCATACCGATGCACTTCACGCCACGCGGGATAAACCTGTGGCATTTGTGCTGCCGGGAACGGCGTTTCGTGTCTCTGCCGGTGTGGCAGCCGAAATGACAGAGCGCGGCCTGGCCAGAATGCAATAACGGGAGGCGCTGTGGCTGATTCCGATAACCTGTTCGATGCTGCCATTGCCCGCGCCGATGAAACGATACGCGGGTACATGGGAACGTCAGCCACCATGACATCCGGTGAGCTGTCCGGTGCTGTGATACGTGGTGTTTTTGATGACCCTGAAAATATCAGCTATGCCGGACAGGGCGTGCGCGTTGAAGGCTCCAGCCCGTCCCTGTTTGTCCGGACTGATGATGTGCGGCAGCTGCGGCGTGGAGACACACTGACCATCGGTGAGGAAAACTTCTGGATAGACCGGATTTCGCCGGATGATGGCGGAAGCTGTCATCTCTGGCTTGGGCGTGGCGTACCGCCTGCCGTTAACCGTCGCCGCTGAAAGGGGGATGTATGGCCATAAAAGGTCTTGAGCAGGCCGTTGAAAACCTCAGCCGTATCAGCAGAACGGCGGTGCCCGGTGCCGCCGCAATGGCCATTAACCGCGTTGCTTCATCCGCGATATCGCAGTCGGTGGCACAGGTTGCCCGTGAGACAAAGGTACGCCGGAAACTGGTAAAGGAAAGGGCCAGGCTGAAAAGGGCCACGGTCAAAAATCCGCAGGCCAGAATCAGGGTTAACCGGGGGGATTTGCCCGTAATCAAGCTGGGTAACGCGCGGGTTGTCCTTTCGCGCCGCAGACGTCGTAAAAAGGGGCAGCGTTCATCCCTGAAAGGTGGCGGCAGCGTGCTTGTGGTGGGAAACCGTCGTATTCCCGGCGCGTTTATTCAGCAACTGAAAAATGGCCGGTGGCATGTCATGCAGCGTGTGGCCGGGAAAAACCGTTACCCCATTGATGTGGTGAAAATCCCGATGGCGGTGCCGCTTACCACGGCGTTTAAACAGAATATTGAACGGATACGGCGTGAACGTCTTCCGAAAGAGCTGGGCTATGCGCTGCAGCATCAACTGAGGATAGTAATAAAGCGATGAAACATACTGAACTCCGTGCAGCCGTACTGGATGCACTGGAGAAGCATGACACCGGGGCGACGTTTTTTGATGGTCGCCCCGCTGTTTTTGATGGGGCGGATTTTCCGGCAGTTGCCGTTTATCTCACCGGCGCTGAATACACGGGCGAAGAGCTGGACAGCGATACATGGCAGGCGGAGCTGCATATCGAAGTTTTCCTGCCTGCTCAGGTGCCGGATTCAGAGCTGGATTCGTGGATGGAGTCCCGGATTTATCCGGTGATGAGTGATATCCCGGCACTGTCAGATTTGATCACCAGTATGGTGGCCAGCGGCTATGACTACCGGCGCGACGATGATGCGGGCCTGTGGAGTTCAGCCGATCTGACTTATGTCATTACCTATGAAATGTGAGGACGCTATGCCTGTACCAAATCCTGTAATGCCGGTGAAAGGTGCCGGGACCACCCTGTGGGTTTATAAGGGAAGCGGTGACCCTTATGCGAATCCGCTTTCAGACGTTGACTGGTCGCGTCTGGCAAAAGTTAAAGACCTGACGCCCGGCGAACTGACCGCTGAGTCCTATGACGACAGCTATCTCGATGATGAAGATGCAGACTGGACTGCGACCGGGCAGGGGCAGAAATCTGCCGGAGATACCAGCTTCACGCTGGCGTGGATGCCCGGAGAGCAGGGGCAGCAGGCGCTGCTGGCGTGGTTTAATGAAGGCGATACCCGTGCCTATAAAATCCGCTTCCCGAACGGCACGGTCGATGTGTTCCGTGGCTGGGTCAGCAGTATCGGTAAGGCGGTGACGGCGAAGGAAGTGATCACCCGCACGGTGAAAGTCACCAACGTGGGACGTCCGTCGATGGCAGAAGATCGCAGCACGGTAACAGCGGCAACCGGCATGACCGTGACGCCTGCCAGCACTTCGGTGGTGAAAGGGCAGAGCACCACGCTGACCGTGGCATTCCAGCCGGAAGGCGCAACCGACAAGAGCTTCCGTGCGGTGTCTGCGGATAAAACAAAAGTCACCGTGTCGGTCAGTGGTATGACCATCACCGTGAAAGGTGTTGCTGCAGGCAAGGTCAACATTCCGGTTGTATCCGGTAATGGTGAACTTGCTGTGGTTGCAGAAATCACCGTCACCGACAGTTAATCCGGAGAGTCAGCGATGTTCCTGAAAACCGAATCATTTGAATATAACGGTGTGAGCGTCACGCTTTCTGAACTGTCAGCCCTGCAGCGAATTGAGCATCTCGCCCTGCTGAAACGACAGGCAGAACAGGCGGGATCCAGTCTCAATCGACAGGTGAGCGTGGAAGATCTCGTCAGAACCGGTGCTTTTCTGGTGGCGATGTCCCTGTGGCATAGCCATCCGCAGAAGACAAAGATGCCGTCCATGAATGAAGCCGTTAAACAAATTGAGCAGGAAGTGCTTACCACCTGGCCCACAGAGGCAATTGCTCAGGCTGAAAATGTGGTAATGCGTCTGTCCGGTATGTCTGAGTTTGTTGTGAATGATGCACCTGAACAGACAGAGGACGCCGGGCCCGCAGAGCCTGTTTCTGCGGGAAAGTGTTCGACGGTGAGCTGAGTTTTGCCCTGAAACTGGCGCGTGAGATGGGGCGACCCGACTGGCGCGCCATGCTTGCCGGGATGTCATCCACGGAGTATGCCGACTGGCACCGCTTTTACAGTACCCATTATTTTCATGATGTTCTGCTGGATATGCACTTTTCCGGGCTGACGTACACCGTGCTCAGCCTGTTTTTCAGCGATCCGGATATGCATCCGCTGGATTTCAGTTTGCTGAACCGGCGTGAGGCTGACGAAGAGCCTGAAGATGATGTGCTGATGCAGAAAGCGGCAGGGCTTGCCGGAGGCGTCCGCTTTGGCCCGGACGGGAATGAAGTTATCCCCGCTTCCCCGGATGTGGCGGACATGACGGAGGATGACGTAATGCTGATGACAGTATCAGAAGGGATCGCAGGAGGAGTCCGGTATGGCTGAACCGGTAGGCGATCTGGTCGTTGATTTGAGTCTGGATGCGGCCAGATTTGACGAGCAGATGGCCAGAGTCAGGCGTCATTTTTCCGATACGGAAAGTGATGCGAAAAAAACAGCGGCAGTCGTTGAACAGTCAATGAACCGGCAGGCGCTGGCTGCACAGAAAGCGGGGATTTCCGTCGGACAGTATAAAGCCGCCATGCGTATGCTGCCTGCACAGTTCACTGACGTGGCCACGCAGCTTGCAGGCGGGCAAAGTCCGTGGCTGATCCTGCTGCAACAGGGGGGTCAGGTGAAGGACTCCTTCGGCGGGATGATCCCCATGTTCAGGGGGCTTGCCGGTGCGATCACCCTGCCGATGGTGGGGGCCACCTCGCTGGCGGTGGCGACCGGTGCGCTGGCGTATGCCTGGTATCAGGGCAACTCAACCCTGTCCGATTTCAACAAAACGCTGGTCCTTTCCGGCAATCAGGCGGGACTGACGGCAGATCGTATGCTGGTCCTGTCCAGAGCCGGGCAGGCGGCAGGGCTGACGTTTAACCAGACCAGCGAGTCACTGACGGCGCTGGTGAATGCCGGTGTGCGTGGTGGTGAGCAGTTTGAGGCGATCAGCCAGAGTGTGGCGCGTTTCTCCTCTGCATCCGGCGTGGAGGTGGACAAGGTCGCTGAAGCCTTCGGGAAGCTGACCACAGACCCGACGTCGGGACTGACAGCGATGGCACGCCAGTTCCATAACGTGACGGCGGAGCAGATTGCGTATGTTGCTCAGTTGCAGCGTTCCGGAGATGAAGCCGGGGCATTGCAGGCGGCGAACGAGGCCGCAACGAAAGGGTTTGATGACCAGACCCGCCGCCTGAAAGAGAACATGGGCACGCTGGAAACCTGGGCAGACAGGACAGCACGGGCATTCAAATCCATGTGGGATTCGGTGCTGGATATTGGTCGCCCGGACACTGCCCAGGGAATGCTGGAGAAAGCAGAAAAGGCTTTTGATGAGGCGGACAAAAAATGGCAGTGGTATCAGAGCCGGAGCCACCGGCGCGGTAAAACCTCAGCATTTCGTGCCAATCTCCGGGGAGCATGGGAGGACAGAGCGAATGCGCAACTTGGGCTTTCAGCCGCCACGTTGCAGGCCGATCTTGAAAAGGCCAGAGAGATGGCAGCAAAGGACTGGGCCGAGTCTGAGGCATCACGGCTGAAATATACCGAAGAGGCGCAGAAGGCTTACGAACGGCTGCAGACGCCGCTGGAGAAATATACCGCCCGTCAGGAAGAACTGAACAAGGCACTGAAAGACGGGAAAATCCTGCAGGCGGATTACAACACGCTGATGGCGGCGGCGAAAAAGGATTATGAAGCGACGCTGAAAAAGCCGAAACAGTCCGGCGTGAAGGTGTCTGCGGGCGATCGTCAGGAAGACAGTGCTCATGCTGCCCTGCTGACGCTTCAGGCAGAACTCCGGACGCTGGAGAAGCATGCCGGAGCAAATGAGAAAATCAGCCAGCAGCGCCGGGATTTGTGGAAGGCTGAAAATCAGTTCGCGGTACTGGAGGAGGCGGCACAACGTCGCCAGCTATCCGCACAGGAGAAATCCCTGCTGGCGCATAAAGATGAGACGCTGGAGTACAAACGCCAGCTGGCTGCACTTGGCGACAAGGTTACGTATCAGGAGCGCCTGAACGCGCTGGCGCAGCAGGCGGATAAATTCGCACAGCAGCAACGGGCAAAACGGGCCGCCATTGATGCGAAAAGCCGGGGGCTGACTGACCGGCAGGCAGAACGGGAAGCCACAGAACAGCGCCTGAAGGAACAGTATGGCGATAATCCGCTGGCGCTGAATAACGTCATGTCAGAGCAGAAAAAGACCTGGGCGGCTGAAGACCAGCTTCGCGGGAACTGGATGGCAGGCCTGAAGTCCGGCTGGAGTGAGTGGGAAGAGAGCGCCACGGACAGTATGTCGCAGGTTAAAAGTGCAGCCACGCAGACCTTTGATGGTATTGCACAGAATATGGCGGCGATGCTGACCGGCAGTGAGCAGAACTGGCGCAGCTTCACCCGTTCCGTGCTGTCCATGATGACAGAAATTCTGCTTAAGCAGGCAATGGTGGGGATTGTCGGGAGTATCGGCAGCGCCATTGGCGGTGCTGCCAGTGGTGGAGCATCCGCGTCAGGCGGTACAGCCATTCAGGCCGCTGCGGCGAAATTCCATTTTGCGACCGGAGGATTTACGGGAACCGGCGGCAAATATGAGCCAGCGGGGATTGTTCACCGTGGTGAGTTTGTCTTCACGAAGGAGGCAACCAGCCGGATTGGCGTGGGCAACCTTTACCGGCTGATGCGCGGCTATGCCACCGGCGGTTATGTCGGTACACCGGGCGGCATGGCAGACAGCCGGTCGCAGGCGTCCGGGACGTTTGAGCAGAATAACCATGTGGTGATTAACAACGACGGCACGAACGGGCAGATAGGTCCGGCTGCTCTGAAGGCGGTGTATGACATGGCCCGCAAGGGTGCCCGTGATGAAATTCAGACACAGATGCGTGATGGTGGCCTGTTCTCCGGAGGTGGACGATGAAGACCTTCCGCTGGAAAGTGAAACCCGGTATGGATGTGGCTTCGGTCCCTTCTGTAAGAAAGGTGCGCTTTGGTGATGGCTATTCTCAGCGAGCGCCTGCCGGGCTGAATGCCAACCTGAAAACGTACAGCGTGACGCTTTCTGTCCCCCGTGAGGAGGCCACGGTACTGGAGTCGTTTCTGGAAGAGTACGGGGGCTGGAAATCCTTTCTGTGGACGCCGCCTTATGAGTGGCGGCAGATAAAGGTGACCTGCGCAAAATGGTCGTCGCGGGTCAGTATGCTGCGTGTTGAGTTCAGCGCAGAGTTTGAACAGGTGGTGAACTGATGCAGGATATCCGGCAGGAAACACTGAATGAATGCACCCGTGCGGAGCAGTCGGCCAGCGTGGTGCTCTGGGAAATCGACCTGACAGAGGTCGGTGGAGAACGTTATTTTTTCTGTAATGAGCAGAACGAAAAAGGTGAGCCGGTCACCTGGCAGGGGCGACAGTATCAGCCGTATCCCATTCAGGGGAGCGGTTTTGAACTGAATGGCAAAGGCACCAGTACGCGCCCCACGCTGACGGTTTCTAACCTGTACGGCATGATCACCGGGATGGCGGAAGATCTGCAGAGTCTGGTCGGCGGAACGGTGGTCCGGCGTAAGGTTTACGCCCGCTTTCTGGATGCGGTGAACTTCGTCAACGGAAACAGCGAAGCCGATCCGGAGCAGGAGGTGATCAGCCGCTGGCGCATCGAGCAGTGCAGCGAACTGAGCGCGGTCAGTGCCTCTTTTGTACTGTCCACGCCGACTGAAACGGATGGCGCTGTTTTTCCGGGACGTATCATGCTGGCCAACACCTGCACCTGGACCTATCGCGGCGATGAGTGCGGTTATAGCGGTCCGGCGGTCGCGGATGAATATGACCAGCCGACGTCCGATATCACGAAGGATAAATGCAGCAAATGCCTGAGTGGCTGTAAGTTTCGCAATAATGTCGGCAACTTTGGCAGCTTCCTTTCCATTAACAAACTTTCGCAGTAAATCCCATGACAGAGACAGAATCAGCGATTCTGGCGCACGCCCGGCGATGTGCGCCAGCGGAGTCGTGCGGCTTCGTGGTGAGAACGCCGGAGGAGGAAAGATATTTTCCCTGCGTGAATATCTCCGGTGAGCCGGAGGCGTATTTCCGGATGTCGCCGGAGGACTGGCTGAGTGCAGAAATGCAGGGAGAGATTGTGGCGCTGGTCCACAGCCACCCCGGTGGTCTGCCCTGGCTGAGTGAGGCCGACCGGCGGCTGCAGGTACAGAGTGATTTGCCGTGGTGGCTGGTCTGCCGGGGGGCGATTCATAAATTCCGCTGTGTGCCGCATCTCACCGGGCGGCGCTTTGAGCACGGGGTGACGGACTGTTACACGCTGTTCCGGGACGCTTACCATCTGGCGGGAATTGAGATGCCGGATTTTCATCGCGGGGATAACTGGTGGCGTCACGGTCAGAATCTCTATCTGGATAATCTGGAGGCCACAGGGCTGTATCAGGTGCCGTTGTCAGCGGCGCAGCCGGGCGATGTGCTGCTGTGCTGTTTTGGTTCATCGGTGCCGAATCATGCCGCCATTTACTGTGGTGATGGCGAGCTGCTGCACCATATTCCTGAACAACTGAGCAAACGAGAGAGGTATACCGACAAATGGCAGCGACGCACACACTCCCTCTGGCGTCACCGGGCATGGCGCGCATCTGCCTTTACGGGGATTTGCAACGATTTGGCCGCCGCATCGACCTTCGTGTGAAAACGGGGGCTGAAGCCATCCGCGCACTGGCCACACAGCTCCCGGTGTTTCGTCAGAAACTGAGCGACGGCTGGTATCAGGTACGGATTGCCGGGCGGGACGTCAGCACGTCCGGGTTAACGGCGCAGTTACATGAGACTCTGCCTGATGGCGCTGTGATTCATATTGTTCCCAGAGTCGCCGGGGCCAAGTCAGGTGGCGTATTCCAGATTGTCCTGGGGGCTGCCGCCATTGCCGGATCATTCTTTACCGCCGGAGCCACCCTTGCAGCATGGGGGGCAGCCATTGGGGCCGGTGGTATGACCGGCATCCTGTTTTCTCTCGGTGCCAGTATGGTGCTCGGTGGTGTGGCGCAGATGCTGGCACCGAAAGCCAGAACTCCCCGTACACAGACAACGGATAACGGCAAACAGAACACCTATTTCTCCTCACTGGATAACATGGTTGCCCAGGGCAATGTTCTGCCTGTTCTGTACGGTGAAATGCGCGTGGGGTCACGTGTGGTTTCTCAGGAGATCAGCACGGCAGACGAAGGGGATGGTGGTCAGGTTGTGGTGATTGGTCGCTGATGCAAAATGTTTTATGTGAAACCGCCTCCGGGCGGTTTTGTCGTTTATGGAGCGTGAGGAATGGGTAAAGGCAGCAGTAAGGGGCATACCCCGCGCGAAGCAAAGGACAACCTGAAGTCCACGCAGTTGCTGAGTGTGATCGATGCCATCAGCGAAGGGCCGGTTGAAGGTCCGGTGGATGGATTAAAAAGCGTGCTGCTGAACAGTACACCGGTGCTGGACAGTGAGGGGAATACTAACATCTCTGGTGTCACGGTGGTGTTCCGGGCAGGTGAGCAGGAACAGACACCGCCGGAGGGATTTGAATCATCAGGTTCCGAGACGGTACTGGGTACGGAAGTGAAATACGACACGCCGATTACCCGGACCATCACGTCGGCAAACATCGACCGTCTGCGCTTTACCTTCGGTGTGCAGGCACTGGTGGAAACCACCTCAAAGGGGGACCGGAATCCGTCGGAAGTTCGCCTGCTGGTTCAGATACAGCGTAATGGTGGCTGGGTGACGGAAAAAGACATCACCATTAAGGGCAAAACCACCTCGCAGTATCTGGCCTCGGTGGTGGTGGATAACCTGCCGCCGCGCCCGTTTAATATCCGGATGCGCAGAATGACGCCGGACAGCACCACAGACCAGCTGCAGAACAAAACGCTCTGGTCGTCATACACCGAAATCATCGATGTGAAACAGTGCTACCCGAACACGGCACTGGTCGGCGTACAGGTGGATTCGGAGCAGTTCGGCAGCCAGCAGGTGAGCCGTAATTATCATCTGCGCGGGCGTATTCTGCAGGTGCCGTCGAACTATAACCCGCAGACTCGGCAATACAGCGGTATCTGGGACGGAACGTTTAAGCCAGCATACAGCAATAACATGGCCTGGTGTCTGTGGGATATGCTGACCCATCCACGCTACGGCATGGGGAAACGTCTTGGTGCGGCGGATGTGGACAAATGGGCGCTGTATGTCATCGGCCAGTACTGCGACCAGTCAGTGCCGGACGGCTTTGGCGGCACGGAGCCGCGCATCACCTGTAATGCGTACCTGACCACACAGCGCAAAGCGTGGGATGTGCTCAGTGATTTCTGCTCGGCGATGCGCTGTATGCCGGTATGGAACGGGCAGACGCTGACGTTCGTGCAGGACCGACCGTCGGATAAGGTGTGGGCCTATAACCGCAGTAATGTGGTGATGCCGGATGATGGCGCGCCGTTCCGCTACAGTTTCAGCGCCCTGAAAGACCGCCATAATGCCGTTGAGGTGAACTGGATTGACCCGGATAACGGCTGGGAGACGGCGACAGAGCTTGTTGAAGATACGCAGGCCATTGCCCGTTACGGTCGTAACGTCACGAAGATGGATGCCTTTGGCTGTACCAGCCGGGGGCAGGCACACCGCGCCGGGCTGTGGCTGATTAAAACGGAACTGCTGGAGACGCAGACCGTGGATTTCAGCGTGGGTGCTGAAGGGCTTCGCCATGTACCGGGCGATGTCATTGAAATCTGCGATGATGACTATGCCGGTATCAGCACCGGTGGTCGCGTGCTGGCGGTGAACAGCCAGACCCGGACGCTGACGCTCGACCGTGAAATCACGCTGCCATCCTCCGGTACCACGCTGATAAGCCTGGTTGACGGAAGTGGTAATCCGGTCAGCGTGGAGGTTCAGTCCGTCACCGACGGCGTGAAGGTGAAAGTGAGCCGTGTTCCTGACGGCGTTGCTGAATACAGCGTGTGGGGGCTGAAGCTGCCGACGCTGCGCCAGCGCCTGTTCCGCTGCGTGAGTATCCGTGAGAACGACGACGGCACGTATGCCATCACCGCCG